TACTCCGCCCCAGACACCGTACTCATTATTTTTTAATCCAGATTCATAACACATTTTTATTACTGGACAGCTTAAACACATTTCATCAATATTTTTTGCAATATTTGAATCAGACTCATACTTATCATAAAATAAATTTGTATCTAATCCACTACATATTGCAAGATGAAACCAGTCTAAATCTTCTTCATCTACTCCAAGGTTATCTAAAATGCTTGACATGCTTTGCGGGCAACTTCCATATTCCGTTATCGTTAACAGCAATTCTTTCTGCTGTTCCCCAAGCGTTCTCTCTGAACATGCCCTTTATGTTTGTAAATCCACTGCTGTCTTTTTTCCAAATAATGAGATCATAATTGTCCCAGAACGGAGTTATATTTTTTGCCTTCTTGATAAAGACTTCGACACCTAGTTCTGTTAGATTTAACATTATTTCCTAAACATAAACCGTAGCACCCACTGATATATATTATACAGCAAGCACCACGGCTATGTCAATGATTATTTAAGAAAAGCACCATCCCATATGGACTTTTTTACTTCTTTCTTTGGCTTCTCATCTTCATTATATGACTTTTCGACTGGGACACAATTAGGCACCATTCGACCATTTTTTTCTTTCATGCCTCTTTGAGTATATCCTGACCAGCAGGCTTTGGCAATATTATCCCATTTATCTTCTTCTTCGTTATCAGATTCGTATTTCTTAGAAATTTCTTCGTCGTCTTCTTCTTTATCTTCCTTTTCGTCCTCTTCGTCTTCGTCGTCTTCTTCTTCCGTTTCTCCGTTAGACTTTGATTTTTCTACAATTTCGTCGTCTGTAATTTCTATTACTGTGTCTACTGGATTTACGACATCCTCAAGGATACTTTTAATTTCCTCTACGACTTCTTGAATCTCTAATGATTTTTTCATATTTTTCTCCCTATTTACAATTTTACGGGACCAAGAAAATCCTGCGTCTCCGCCCCATGCTAACCACATGATCTTTCCATTGGAAGGATTTTCTGCGTTATTCCAATCTTTACCCTTTTTATCTACTTCGTGACGAGAAAAATAAGAATACATACGCTTAACTGTAGATAGGCTTAATGTTTCTCCACGAGCTAACTGTCCTGCACGAGTCCAACCCACTGCTGTTCCAGCACCTTTGGCTTTACCCTGCTCTTTTAATTTAATAGCACGACGGGCTGCTGATTGCATACCTGACGTTGGCTTGTATCCTTCTTTAGCCATATTATTTCTCCTTCACGCTAATTACTTTAACGTTTTTAATTTCATCATCAACACCAAATATATCGTTAGCGTAGTCTAAAGCGTCACCTTCATCAAAAGCTTCTACCTCTGCTTCTATCTCAAGCTTTACTTTATATCTTTTCATTTACTTACCGCAGGTTGGGCAAACTCCGCTAGCTGTTGCTGATGGCTTTGCTGCTCCCACAGACTTAAACTTTGGTCTACCAAATCCTACTATAGAAACTTGTACACCCGCTTTGTTTTTCTTAAAAGCACGTAGTTGCTTGCAAGTTTCTCCACCATTTCTTTGGCTACCAGATTTCTTTGAAGAAGTGTTTCCCTCAATGCACCATACAGTTCCATCTTCGTTATCTTCAATAACAATTCCTACGTGAGAAATTCTGTCGACACCATCTGATGGAAAATCAAAATAGGCAATATCTCCTGGCTCTGGATCTGCGATGTCTCCATCAATCCATGCACCAGCCTTCTTAAATGCTGCCGCACCACCTGGAGTATAAACTGTATTAGGAATCTTTACTCCTGCTTCATTTGCACACCAGTTTACGAATGATCCGCACCATGGTTGAAAGTTAGCCTTTGTGTAGGCTCCGTATTTAGTTTCATTATCTTTAGGGCCTTCAATATATCCCACCTGAGATTTTGCAATTTGAATTAAACGAGCAGCAGTTCCTTTTGGAGCTTTTGCTGTTTCTGCTGGCACTGGAAAATCTTGTGACATTATTTTACCCTCTTTCCAAATTTAGCCCATACTCTTTCATGTAAAAAGTAACCAATAGCTTCCCAAACAATATATACAAGTGCACCTAGTGCAGCATATTCATATTCCCATTTACCAGTAGCTAAATATACGCCAACTGTTAGAACACCAGCCACTCCTACTAAATGAAATATCTCCCAGCTTAAGGTTTTCAGTAAACTTCTTTTTGTTGATTCTGACATAATTATTCTTTATCCCAATCTGTGTCTACTGGCTGTTCTGCTGGCATTGCGCCATCTGGCTTTTTGGCAAGACGTGCTCTTACCTCATCAGCTTCTACATCCGCTTTTAATTCATTAATTGCTAATTCTGATTCAAGCTTTTTGTCTGCCTGAGTATTCTTGGCATCTATTTCTTTGTTGTCCAATTGTGCTTTCATAATATCTTTAGCACCTGATTGTCCAATCAAAAGACCCGCCAAAGTTCCTGTAATAAATGTTGCAACGCTGCCCAATACGTTAAAAAACATCTTGTCATTTTCTGACTGTGCTCCGATTGGTTGTGATACGAACAATAGTCCGTACAAAATTCCTACTGATGTAAGAAGAAGAATTGTTCCTAGGGTTAGCCCTAAAATAAACTTTAATCTTGCATCAAGATCTTGTGGTGTTAATCTTTCTCTAGCCATTTTTTACCTTACTATTCTGATAATCATTCCATATTTGTTCGCCAACAATATCTTTGCTGCACGTGCCTGTTGATTCACAAATTGGTGGGTTGCACTCTGCTTTATCCCAGTTTGCTGTATCTTGACAAGGATAGCGGAAGCTGCCCTGATACCCACAACCTGTTAGGGTCAGGACTAGCACCATGCTTGACAATGAGGCAATTATTTTTCTCATATGCCTATTATAGCATTTACTCTTCTTCTTTTCGAAGAGGTATAGTAATTAGCCATATAATAGTAGCTGCAATAGTCGCTATTCCAACCACATCCTGGGCTGTGCCAGTTAGGGTGAGCCAGGCAATAAAGAATCCAAGAAGGGTCCAAACCTGCGCTATGCTCTCCTTAATGGCTTCCCAAATCCAATTAATAAAGCCTTTAATTACTTTCATCATATCCTCCTTGTCATGGCTGCTGCCACAATATTTGCTGCAATAACTACTGGAACAATTACTTCCTGAGCCTTTTCTCTTTGGTCATCTGTCATATCTTTGCCCCATTCTGATGGGCTTAACAATTCTTCAAAATTAATATTTGTTAATGCTCCAATTGGATCAGCCAAAAATGCTTCTGTGGCAACTTCTGTTGTTGCATCAGCTAACGTATATGGCATAGGAGCTTGTGCATTCTCTTTAATTCTATCACCAAATTCTTCAAGGGCTTTTGCAATTGTTGGTTCTGCTGCGGCCAATGATGCTACCTTTGCTAGTTCTTCTGATTTAATTCCAAGGCCTTCTGCCACCGCCGCTTTTTGCTCTGGAGTTAATTTAGTTAATGTATCTTTGCTTGTTAAATCTGCAATTAGATTTGCTGTCTCTTCTGTGATACTATTAGGCCGTGATGATTCTTCAGAAGGTTCAGAAGGAGCTGGCTCTGGTTCAGGAGTTGGCTCTGGATCTGTATCCGTTTGCTGAGGTGAAGGCTCTGGTGAAGGCTCAGGAGTTGGCTCTAGCTCAGGGGTTGGATCTACATTCTCCTCATCTGTGGTATCAGAACTTGGATCTGGATTGGGATCGTCTGGTTCAGTTTGCTCGTTTGATGGGTCAGGAGTAGGTTCAGGTGTTGATTCTTCTGTCGGTTCTGTCGTTGGTTCTGGTTGTGGCGTTGGGTCTATGGGTGTCTGAGGCTGATTTGCCATAGCTGCAGCAATTGCGGCGGCAACTCTTTGTTGTTCTTCAAATAAATAAGTTTCATTATACAAATCCCAAGCATCTTGTATAGCATCATTCATGTCAATAATTGATTGATCGTAAGCAGATTGAGCATTATTTTTAGTAGTTAATTTATTTGAAGTATCAATAACCGCATTATCATATGCAGTAGTCTTTGTAGTTAATGTTTGATTGTATGTATTTAAAGTAGATGCAGCAGAATTATACACAGACAACTTGTCATTACGTACTGTCAATTTAGTATTATAAGTTTGTTGTGCTGTAGATTGTGCTTGTTGGGCAGCAGTTAAATTATCTAATTGCTGTTGTGTTGCACCAGATCCATAAGAAAATGTATTAAGGTTACAGCTAAATCCTACTCCCCACCCACCAGTATAAGCACACCCTGCTGTAGTCCAGCCTCCAGGAATTGACCAACCAAGGAGGTAAGATCCTGGGCCTCCACCGTTATACCACCATATCTCTACATCTAAAGTTTTATCTTGGCTAACATTATATATTGGAGAATATGGGCTCCATGTAACACCTTGTTCTACCCAATTATCGACAGCTAGTTGTCCGTCAACATACATTCTAAATCCGTCGTCTGTGTAACCAGCAAAGTAAACTCCTGTCCAACTTGATGGCTCTGTAATTTTTCCAGTAAATTTAACAATAATATCTGAATAGTGTCCACAAACTGGAAGGTTCATAGAAGCGGAATTCCAAACACCAGTACATATAACAGAACCAGGCACTGCTATATGCTGTCCATTAACATAACCGTCTCTTAATAAATGATAAACGGTGTACTGAAGTCCTGCTGATCCAGCATTATTTACAGCATTTTGAGCAGATTGAAGGTTTGAATTTGCTGTATTTAAATTAATTGTCGCTACATCTAGCTCATCTTGAGCATTATTTTTATTTGTAAGAGCAGTAGCAACTGTTACGGTTTGTCCATCTACTGCAGATTGTGCTGTAGTCTTTTCAGATAATGCAGTAGCCTCTGCAGCAACAGCTGCATCATACTCTGCATAAGCTGTGTCTCTTGCTTGTTTTGCAGCAACTGCTGCATCGTATTTATTTTCTGATATATCTATTAAGGCTCTAGTTTCAGCCTCTTCTGTAAGATTTACTACCTTTTCGTTTAGTTCCGCTATCTCTTGGGCGGCAACTGAAAGTGGATCATCGCTATAAGCAGGTGTGAGAAATAGCCATCCAAACATTAAAATGAATGTTAGCGATAATCTCCATGCCTTAGTCCTAGTCAACTATAACTCCTAAACAAACACATTGTCTGTTTAGTTAATTATATCATTGAATCATTTAGGATTATCTGTTTTATAAAAGCCATTGCCCTTAAACTGTATGCCAAAAGTGGTAAAGTGTCTTATCATTTCTGAATTACATTCTTCGCAAGGATACCCTGGATCACTTTCAGAAATAGATCTAGTTACCGATAATGTTGCATGTGAGTCATCTTTACTACATTTATATTCATATACAGGCATGACCTATTCTCCCTTTAACATTTTCTTTACCATTTTATGAATTCTTTCATCTTCGTCTCTGTGATCAGAGTTTAATAACAAGTCTGTTACGCCCATCTCATTAAAATTTTTAATTTGTTCAATTACCTCATCTTCAGTTCCATAAATCATAGAAAACTGTGTCATTCTATTTTCTTGAGCATCATAAACTGCCTGCGCCTCTTCATGAGTATCTCTGATTATAACTGGACACGCAGCCATCTTTCTCTTTGTACCAACCTCTAGCCCATCCCTATAGCTTGATAACATAGCTAAATGAATATCGCCATATGTTTCTGAATTTTTTATAGTTTCTAAAGATGTTCCGCTTATTACAAATTCTGGTTTGTTTTTAAAATATCTTAAGTTGACAAATTTTTCAAGCCATTTAGAAGTATATCTAACTCGATCAGAGTAATCTTTTAAAAACTCTCCTATTCCAACAACATCATTAATGCTAGTTTCATCTGGCTTCAAGTCTCCTGCTGCTATGTTAAGCATAATTCGATTATTATCAATTAAATTAAAAGCTTCACAAATCATTGCACAATATTCTGGACTAATGGCATACGTCCTTACTGCAAACATATACTTTAATGAGTGCCTGGTATCCATAACATGAGCTACTCTTATCATATAGTCTGGTAATAATGAATGATAAACTAAAAGCACTGACTCATATCCGCAAGAATCTAATTTTTCTGATAAAGATTTTAGTTCTGATATTGAATCGTCACCGTGCCTTTGCATCCAATGAATTCTAGTTTTTATAATAACCTCTTTTTTTATCTACATAAAAAGGAAAACCAATCATGCCAACATAGTCTCCTATAGAAACAGAACCGTCTTTATTTTTATTAACAATATCATCATTATAAACCGCTAATTTAAAATATTTAGGATTATTATATTCTTTAGATATTCTTTCGTATTCCATTTTTTTATATTCTTCTAATCCATAATGCTCTGCATTTTTTTTCCACAAATCTGATGGCTCAAATTCCTTAGACAAGAACGATCTTATCAAATACCTATCGCCAGATTCAACTCTTTCTACACCGTGCCAATATGGAACTGCTGATGGGAAAACAGTTATGTCCCCAGCCTTTGGTCGATAGTGAATTACATCTTTATCATTTTCATTTAAAAATGTAAGCTCACCACCTTCATAATCATCGTTTAAATACATTGTAATTGTTAAGATAAAATGATTTCCGCCACGCTCTGTATCATATTGATGAGTATCTGTATGATAAGTCATAGACATAGAATAATCATCTGGTGTTGTGGAATGGTGCAATATACCAGAATTGGGTATTTGCCATGAACCATCTTTAAGATTAAAATTATTTACCTTATCAAAATATTCGTCTGATCCCCAATCTTTTATATAGTCTAACAAAACTTTTTTATAAGCTTTTCTTATACTATTTAAAGCAGCTCTTTGGTCTATAGAGTTTTTTTCATTTATTAAACTATGCTTATTACTTTTAAACCATTCAATCTCTTCTGGTGGAACTCTGGTTTCACCTATATCCTTATTACAATTATGGGACAGGATCTCTCCCTCTTTTTCTAGCAAAAACCAACTTCTTTTATCACAGCATTCATCAGATTCGTCTCCAACGTTTATCAGAGATCCGTTACTTATATTAAATAGCCAATTTTTTAATTGTGTACTTTTCCCTATACGACCCCAATTGCCCCACTTATTTATGTAATATTTACCCTGCTCTTCTTCTACTTCTGACTGCTTAATAACTGATGTAATATATTCTGTATCATTTAAAACATTGTTATAAACCATTACTTTAGGCATTAGTTGTTTTTTATTCATAGCAGTCTCTTTCTTAATTTTAAAGAGCAGTTTATCCACATGCTCAGGTGGATCCTAGGCAACTATGCCCGCATCTGCGACTCCCCAGTGACGGGGTGCAGATATCTATTATACTATTTATTTGATTTTGATAGTCTTTGGCTTTTTCTCTTCTGGCAAAATGCGTACGATATCAATCTTAAGCATTCCATCTTTGAGCTCTGCAGACTTTACTTCCATATACTCACCAAGGGCCCACTCACGAGTAAATTTACGGGCAGCAATTCCACGATGGATAAACTTCGAATCGTTATCCTCTGTGTTTAATTCTCCCTTTACTGTAAGCTTTCCGTCTGCTGTAGATACATCAATATCTGATTTACCAAATCCAGCAACGGCAAGTTCGACAATAAAATTGTCTTCGTCTACCTTGATTACATTATATGGTGGATAGTTAGTTGCACTTGATACATGTTGAACATGATTCCATGTATCTAAAGCCCTATCAAATCCAATAAAAAATGGGTCCTTGAAAAGGTCCCATGCGAAATGTGTTGTTACCATTTTATTCCTCCTTCAAGCGAATAAGTTATATTAGGACCCCCTTAGGGCATCCTAATATAATTATATCATAACCACTAATCGTTTGGAATATCTCTAAATTTTTCTTGATCTATTTCTACTAAGCCCTTTTCTTTTGCTATTTTTTGGCCTTCTGGACTTATATGTATAGTGGCCTGTAGATCTTCATCATACTCAATGTCTATAAGCCCAGCTTCAAATAGCTCGATAAGAGATTCATCAACATAGTTTACGTGTGACTGCCATAATTCTGGGGCAAGCTCTTTTGCGAGTTCTTGATCTATAGAATAAATCATTTCTCCACTCTCGTCTATGCCTTCTAAATTAACTACTCCAAGCTGAATATAATGCTCTAGCAGCTTATCATCATTATCTTCAAGATCCACTATTTGACCCCTCTTCTGGCTTATCAATTGTTGTTTCTACTAATTGTTGAACATAATCAGAAAAATGTTTTCTGATACTACCTGCTGGCCTAGATCCTGCAGCATTCCATATTCTTTTATACTCCACAACATTTGAAAATGTAGTTGGACACAGTGGCACTCCGTTGTACTCTTTTAATACTGTAGGAAGAGGAACATGTTTACCGCAGCACTTGCACTCTTTTGCTCTTTCTTGATATATACTCATACTATTTCCATTCCGTCTAATACATCTGATAAGTTTTTTGGCATCCTTGGTGGCCTTATCATGTTCATTACTATTTCATCATCTTCTTTTTCTTTGTCCCACTTTAAAGAGCTGTAGGTATGTATCTCAATCTCTTCATTGTTTTGTGGCCTGCTTCTGCTAATTGCATTATATATAGAACCGCATACAGCATCAGCTAAGTCTTTTGATCCTTTTCTTGGGTGATCAACCCTATCTCTCATAATTTTTAATTGCAAAAGCTCATCAACAAGGAGCGGGATATGGGGGCCTTTTAATCTGTCTTCAAGAACAACCATTGCCATGTCGTCGTAATGCTTTTTAGCAACCGATAGGTTTTCTGTATTAATTCCATACTGCCTAAGTTGTTGCATCATATCATGAGAATTCCATCTATCGAATGTGCAGACACGTATCTTAAATCCTCTTGTTCTAAGTGCTAATATATAATCTTTTACTTCTGTAAAATCTACAGATTTGTCTGGAGTTGGGGTCCAGTATCTGACTGCATCAACCTCTACAATTGGAGCTGGCTGAGAGTATGTATCTGTTACTTTTACATTAACCCATTTTTGAACATGTGACATAGCAACTGCACAATGATCATGTTTTTGAGCTAAGTCTACATGGATGTAATACTCTTTGTCTGGATCTGCGGCAAACCAATTTTCAAACCTACCAAATGCATCTACTGCAATTGATTTATTACTAAAAGCATTTTCAATTTTTTCTCTAGATTTAAAAAATGCATCTACTGCTTCTGATGGCATACATGCAAATCTGCTTAATGCATCTGGCATGTTTTTATAAAACTCTACTTTAAAATGTTCTATTGATTTAGTTGGATTTATTTCCCATGTTGGACGCTTGATAGCGTACA